GCATGTTGCAGTCGGTTGGGGGTAATGGAAATAGTTTCAATCATTTGATTGTTACGTGTAGCTGCTCGAGCCATTGTAGTATCTCTGTCCTTGCTTGTTGATAATATACTCTGTATAGCATGAAGATTTAGGCACGTCAACTGGTTTTTCGGAAATCCAACCATTTATGGATATCATAATCCATCAGTTGCCATTCCATGTTGATACGAGGATCAAAAACATCAACACTTGTAAGCTGACTGCGTGCCCATGTGAGATAAAAAGGTTGGCCGGGGAAACATTTCACAAGGCGTAGCACGTTATTGGTTGATAAATCATGAGGAAACTGTAGCTTCCAACTTGCAAATTTTGTTTCCATCCACACTGTTCCGCCGGCCGTTAGTTGCCATTTTTCTTCACGTGTATTAGCAAACAGGAAATTCTGAGCTTGACGATGATCCAATGGAAAATGTGCAACTTCGCCAAGTGACTTTTCAGTCATTAACCACTGAACAAAATCTAATTTTGATTCCCAGTGCAGGGGGAGATTAGGCAAGTTGTTGGTCATCGGGCCACAACATGTTGCACAAATTTAAGACCTGTTGATCGTTCATGGCTTGAACTTTCTGACCCATGGTTTTATAGATTTTCCAAACCAAATCGCTACCCCGGATGTTTTCCCATTGTGGATTAAGTTCTGCTAAAAGTTCATGTCGATTTTGTTGCAGATAGGCTTGTTGATAAACTTTTGCACCGGATATCACCCAAATCAGGAATATTCCCAAATCCTGGTAGGGCAATGCTACTCCTGCAAAACAAGCAACATTATCTCGGGGCACGCATATTACATAATCGCATAGCAAGCTTTGCATGCGAGCTTGGTCAAGCTGCGTAGTCATAATTCCATCCAGATGTGCGTGTTGCTAGACTTTTGTTCAAGATATCTTGCCATAACTCACGTGTGGGATTTAAACCATAAATGCAATACTTTAAAATACGGGCAATTTTTATTTCACCCTGATATTGCTCGTTTACCATGATGGTGTTGTTTTCCCAACTGGCAATAGCTGCCTTGCTGGCTACCATCCAAATTCCATTTGTGGCAAACTGACAGTTGTAAAAATCAAAACTATCGAGAAGCTCAGTAAGAGATTCCTGACAGCGTTTAATTATTTGCAAGCTGTAAAACTCATTGGGAGTTTTCCTACAGTTCCTAAATGTAGTAGCATTATGGGAGGTATAAACATCAGGAGATTTCAAAAAATCTATTTGGGGATCGTCTAGGTAAAAATGTTTTTTTGATGACAAATACCGATTTTGCACATATGCCTTGATCTCCTGTTGCTGTTCAAGGGTTTTACAAAACACATCTATGTCTTGCTTGTAGCCATCACTAGCTGTGCTCATGAGACGTGATTCCTGGGAGAACCACAAGCATCTGGCAGCGCCGCCTGCTACCCAACTGCCGCGATCTAAATGCAAGAATCCCGGCAACATGTCAGAAATCAAGCTGTTATCACATTTGCGATAAACAAGGTTCAAAACTTACCTCCATTCCAATCCATTTTGGGATTTTTCAATGCATCAGTCAGCTGACTTTGCAGCAGAATGGTATCGTTCTGCAACTTGACTGTTTCCGCTAGAACCTCACTGATGCTGTCGTGTAGGCGTTGTGCTTGATTTACACTGAGTCGGATTTCACGACTGTTGCTATCACGAGCGGCTTTATAGCTGTTTTGGAAATCTCGAATAGGTTGAATGTCCATGTGCTACTCTCGGTTTTTGGTGTTTATGGCTGTTTGCATTTCCAGCTTGCTGGAAAAAGGTCCAATGTGTTGGTAATCAGCAAGTGTTTGTATCTTGGGGCACCAACTGCCTGTCCAACCTGCTGCAAACAAAAAAGCCCAATATCCTGCTGCATATTGCACAGCACTGGTAGTGGATTTAGTATATGTAACGACAGGTTCTGTAACTGTGTTGAACACTGGCCAGTGCTTGACCGGCAAGCCTTGAACTTGCTGTTGAGTTTGATCTGGCTCCACAATTTCTTCTACTTCTGCAACCAAGAGTTCCACACCCAAGTGAGTTTCCAGTTGTTGCTGATCGGGAAACTGTTGTGAACCCTGCAAGGTGACCCATAGTAGATGATCAGCCGTTTGCACGACCAAGGCCCGCCGTGTGTCACCCTGCCATGCCAGCCAACTGTTGTCAGTTAGGGGATGTAATACCAGCTTGTTTTTCATATCACTAACTTAGCGTATCACGCAGCATGTGTCAACGCCAGCGCATTTGAAACATCATGCAATCTTGAGGGAACTCAAAGTAAATGTTCGGACTGCCTGGCTCCCACCAATACTGACCTTGTGTTTGCGTTTCACACCAGTCGCGTATTTGGGGAGCCAGATTATACCGCACCAAGCGCTCGCTGTCAGGCAAAGCGCAGTTGTGGGGCCACGGTGGCGTGAGATTCCAGGGCTTGCTCATTAGTTCCAAGTCAAAGAAAAAAACATGGCATTTTCTCGAGTTTTAAAATAAACCACATTGATCGCCGCTACAAAATACTCGCTGGTGGAAAAATACTCAGCTAACCATTGCTTCCATTTTTCATGGAACTCCCAGCTCGCTGATTCATCAACTTCCACACGCCAGGCATATAGACCAAGACTTTTGGAAACCTGAACCAACATGATAGCTATTCACTACATGCAAGGTCTTTAATCAAGTTTCCTGTATATAGGCTGCTAAAGCACGGGGCATATTCCTGATGATACTTTTCCACCCTGACTAGCCCATGTGTGTTGCAAAACCTCATGAGCTTGATGCCCACTTGTGTTCGCGGCTGTTGAATAATGCTTGTGCGAATAGTTTCGTCCCATTTTTCCTTGAGATCCTGTGGCTGAGCATCTAGATCAATCAGCAGTCGATTGCGCTCGTAATCATCGCGAACTCGATGTTCTTGATCGTTGTGATCAACCCATTTACTCAACATGAGATTGTTCCATGTGTAACCACGATTGTGTCTATCACCATAAGCTTCCAGGAGCTTCTTTTTGCGGACGCCGGGATATGCACTCATGACATTGTCACCATCATCACCCCGCATGCATTTTTCAAAAAGCAGCCATTCGGGATCAGGAACTGCTAGTTCTTCGCCACGATTGTTTTTGGCAATTTTGCCATCACGATCATAAATGCCAGTATGGGTATAAAGCAGTCCAGCAATACCGTTGTAAATCCAACAGTGTTCTGCCACCAGCTGCTGAAAGTCACCATCACTGCTAATGATAATATGCATGTCATGGGGATGCAGATGCACCCAACGAGCAATCATGTCATCAGCTTCAGCATGTGGATGCCTTAGCAGTGTGACATTTGTGTGCTCGCGAAGCCATGTTGTAAACTCTTCCATGACTTGGAAGAACGCAGTGTCCTCGGCTTGCTCTACAGGAGATTTGGCTGCTGCTGCTACCTTGCGATTGGCCTTATATACTGGATAGATATCTTTGCGCCAGGAGCGACCTTCCAGACAAAAGATCAAATGACTGGCATCAAACTGTTGCCAAACTTTTTTAATGCTGTTGAAAACAATATGCAGTGCGAGATTGAACTGGGTATCGGCGTCCGGGGCACGAGTGCCATGCCTTACACGTAAAAACAAATTCTGCGTGTCGATTAGCACATATGTTTGTTTTGTCACCGTCATACTCCTGAATATAGATGTGTTATAGCACATACATTTTTATTGTCAAGTGGTTTCCAAAATAGGCCGGGCATGGATATGCCTATGAGTCCCCACGGAGCAAAACCCATGAGCGCATGGTTGCCAACCGGCTTCATGTAGCATGAAATCCAGTTCAATGTTATCAATCAACTTATGAAACGGATGCATCCATGTATCAAGTATTTGATCAGGGGTTTTTTCATACAAACTCATCCACATCCCCACTGCGGTGTCTTGGGGAAAGCTTTTAAGATAACCAAGCACATCATGATGTGAATCAAAACAATGTTTAGTATAGTCAATAATTGGTTCTATACTTTGTCTCAACCAGCTTTCAGCGTTGTAAACTGAAATCATTAGCGTACAATCATTGCTTGCAACTGAACGTAGCTTGACTAACACTTTTTCAGGATTTGGTACGTGATGTAAAACATTTGTACACATTATTACATCGTATTTTTCCATTAAACTAGCTGACAAAATATCATCACATATCCAAACAGCTGGTTGCGTCACCAAAGTTTTGGCTATTTCTAAACTGGCTGCTGATATATCAACAAATGTATAGTTTTCCGCTAAATTTTCTTTCATTAAGCCTGCCGGTTGAAGTGTGCCACAGCCTACACTTAGGGCATTCTTATATTTAGGCTGTGAACACGCTTGTATATTTTCCAGCTCGCGCAACCACTTGTCTGTTACTTGTGGAAAAGGCCATTTGTTGTAAAAGTCACTTACTTGTTTGGTAATAGTGTGCATGCACAATACTATTGCAGCCTTGAATGCTAATCAAGCACCATTGGAAACAAAGTCCGGTCCTAAACCTAATGATTCACTAGCAACTGCTGTGCATACATCATTCAGCCACCGATTGAGTATTTCATCTTCCGAGCCACTATACCCATTGTCTTGCAAATACTTTATAAAATGTTCGTTGTAGTCCAGCTCAAAATAAGTGCGTGATGCGTTTTCTGGCACCCAACTGATTACCGGCATGCTCACCCAAGGTTGTCCTAGAGCATCGGCTTTTTTTCTTTCAAAAACCGGACTGGTGATTTTGCCATGTTCAAGATCAATATCCAACTTTTTGATAGTCAGTTCACTGTCTTGAAACTCAAGTTCAGCACAGGCAATGTCATAATCATACTTGCTGATTTCTTGATGCTTGAGCTGTAAATCCAGCCGCCCACGCTTCATTAACTTGGGATTATCTCTTAGGCGAATTTCCAACAGCTTTTTTTCCAAGGAAGTGCCTTGAAGTTCATATTCTGCTTGAGCAATCTCACGTGTCATTCCACGCAAGCCCCAATGCCCTGGCATCCAGCCAAATGGTATTAAAGGTTTGTTCATTTTTGATCCTTATGTATCTCAGGCCAATGAAGCAAAGAGATGGATTTGCAAATTTAAAATCAATCCATGTGTGGCACAGTAACGGCCAGCATACTCGTGATTGGTTTGATTGGCCTTCATGTTCAGCAAGCCTTCCTGCCAAAAGCTGATGACCTCGTCAACAGTGCTGCGCTCTTCAATGGAGATTTGATTCTTCTCAGCTCGCAGTTGTTTGGATTTTTGAGGCAGCTCGTTGTAGATGTTCATGGGACTCACAAACACCGGCTTGCCAGTTCGCGCACGCCATGCCAGTGCCCAGTCTGGCACACTGTTGTAGGGGCTGTCCGCATCAGCACTCATCACAAACTTCAAACAATCAGCTCGTGCAAGCATTTCGGCTCGAGGCTCAAGATACTTAACAGCTTGTCCATTCTTCTCACTGCATTTGGGGCTTACCACTAGTGTAGTTTCTGAGGGAATGTTTTGAACAACAGTACCATTGCTTTCAATCTGCGTCTTGGCAAACTGCCGGTTCATAGCTTCCAGGAAAGGCACAATGTTCTTTTGCAGCATGGGTTCGCCACCAGTAAGCACCAGCACCATTTCGCGCTTTTTGACAGGATCGCTACCTGGACCACCATAAACAGTGTCAGCCCACAGTGGCACATCACCACGGAAATAGTCCGAGATGGTTTTGTTGATCTTGGTGTCTAGATCAGATACAGTCATCCAATCGCCATCATCA